TGAGCCATCTTAGAGGCTGGAATAATATATTCATCCTCAGAGGCTTCTCCCACTAGTCCTAGAGTTGGTTTTGTAACCATGCCTCCAGAAGCGAATGGTTTTATTCCATTAGAAAAGTACGCTCCTTCTGCTGCTGGTGCGGCGGCTGAGAAGAAAGACATCTTTCCAAGCATCCCTTGTATCCCCTTCTGTAAAAACATACTTGCCAAACTTTTTGCTACATCTGCTAATGCTTGTCCTAATGTTTTAGTTCCAGTAATTAATCCTTCGATAGCACTTTGCATCCCTTGAGCAAGAATATCTTTTATTTCTAATCTTAATTGTTTTTCTTTTTCTGTTAATTCAATTATTTTCTTTTGATCTTCAATAGGCCTTGTTCCTCCTAAAGATTGATCAATTTTACTAGATAAGAATGAGTCTAATTCATTCTCTTTTCTAATATCTTCTTTATCTGCATCAGTCAAAGTAGTCATTTTTTTTATTTCCTTATCAAGTAGTTCCAGTCTTTCTTTTTGTTTGTCTATCTGTTTTTGGCTGGCATCAGCATTAATAAGTTTTTCAAGACTTGACGTTGCTGTGGCTTTTGCTTCTTCCAACATCTCCACAGTGCCCGACTTAATAAGTTCATTAAATTCTTTTTGCTCTTTTTTCTTTTGATTCAACCAACTAAACAATTTAACAATTCCTGCTATTACAGCAGTTACAGCAGCAGCAAGAAGTAAGAACTTCGCAGACGCAACAACAGCAATACCTATCAATAATTTTAATCCACCTGCTGCTGCTATGCCTACCTGTAAAGCCGCAAAACCAGCAGCTAAAGAGATAACAGCAGGAATGACAATAACAATTGCTGCTGCTAAAGCTGTGACAATAATCGCGGCCTGCTTTACCGCAGGATTAAGTTCCGCAAACCAGCTAACCATTGCTGTCATTGCTTTAACAACAGGCGTTACAGCAGGAAGAAGCTCCTTTCCGATAGAAACAGAAAGATCTTCCATTGCGTTAGAAAATTCTTTAAATCTTTGCAGCGCACTTTGAGAAACGATTGCCTCAACAGCTCCTCCTCCTTCTTCCTCAATTGTTTTTAACGCCCGAATAACAACATCTGAAGTAATTTTCCCTTGAGAACCAAGTTCTTTTAATCCTCCAACCGTTGTACCTAATTCATCCGCAATTGGTTTCAATAACGTAGGAACCTGTTCCGCCAAACTTCTAAATTCATCACCTTGCAACCTTCCAGAACCTAATGCTTGTGCTAACTGCCTAAAAGCTCCTGAAGCTTCCGCCGCAGAAACTCCAGCCGTTGTTGCTGCTGTATTAAAGCCAAAGAAAGTTGTTTCAATGTCTTCCATCGAAACACCTAATGGTCTTAATCGGCCAATGATATTTGTAACACTGTCAGCCGCTTCAATATTTGACATTCCAAAGACTTTTGAAGCTCTTGAAGCTATCGCTTGCGCTTTTTCATATTCCCCATATTGCTCTGTTAATAACTTCATCCGAACTTCTAACGCTTGCGCTTTTCCCGCCGTTTGAATTGCGTTTTTAGCAAAGAAACCTAATCCTGCTCCTGCAACCAAACTTCCAATATTTAAACCACCTATTGCACGTTTTAATCTTTCCATATCTGTCTGCACTTTCCGCCTTGTCTTCCTGACCTTGTTCCCGAATTTTGTCCAAGCGGTTTCGTTAATACGCTGGAGCTTGCTCACCGACTTTGCTAATTGCTCAGTCTTAACTTTCAGCTTCGCGGCGGCGGCGGCTGCTGGCCCCGTAATAAAATCAAATTTTACTGAAGCAACAGCCACTTTTTTCGTTCTTTTTTATTTATTCTAACGATACTTGGCCCGTTTCATCTCCGCAGCTTGTTCTTCGTTTAAAAGATCAAAATAAGCAGACCAAATATATAGCTCTTCTATTGTTACTTTGTTCACTAATTCAGAAAGCGTATAACCCAATTCACGGGCAACGCCTAACTGCAATCTTGTTAAGTCATTTTTCTTTAGTTCTTCCTTTATTTTTTTGGGTCTACTTCTTCTCCCTTATCTTCGATAACGGCAAGCATTAATGATTGTAAATCAGTATCTCTGACTTCGTTCTTTAACTCAGCAGTATGACCAGCAGTAAAAAGTCTTTGACCATTTTCATCAGTAGCCTTCTGCACAAACAAACGCAAAGCAAAAGCGTTTAAATCATCTTTCGTTCCTTTCTGTGCATATTCTCTTTCTGCCATTGTTAAAGGTGTTGTCCAAAATTCAAAAATATCTCCGTTAGAAAGTGTTACTTCTTTTTTCGTAGAAGTTAAATTTGCAGCCTTCTTTAAACGCTCTAAAGGACTAAGAGACTTTGCCTTTGGTGATGCCATTTCAAATAATTGGGGTTGTATATACAAATTTAGACAATAAAAAACCCCTTAGCAACAGACTAAGGGGTGAAATAACACTATTAAGAAGTAGAACTTAAGTCAAAGGTTGGTGAACCTGTTGGTCTAAATGCAATTTCAACCATCTGAGCGTCATCTGGGTTAATGCTCCAACTTGCTGAAAGCAAAGCAGCATCCATTGAGATACTTCTACTTAATGCTTCAGTTGATTGCTTATCTGTGTAAAGCCTGAATGCAGCACCAACCTGCTGGCGTTGTAAAACATCTTCTACAAGTCTGTTAGATAAAGCAGCATCTTCGTCAGTAACGTAAACACTTGCACTACCAGAACCATCAGCAAAACCAGGGATGTAAGCTTTGAACGGTGCTGTTTGCCCTACTGTTTGCCCAATAGTTGTTACGTCGATTTCAGCTCTTGTCACTTCAAAAGACCAAGATTGGACTTGCCCAATAGCAGCGTAATCATTGTAATAAACTTCAAACTCATTAGGAGCTACTGCTGTTCCTACATCAGTTAGGTTTACAGCAGAACCTCCGTTAGTAGCTGAAACAGTCATTGCTCCAGAGGATGCTACATAAGTTTTAATGTAATAAGTTGTTCCAGCAGTTAAGCCAGCAGGTACAGTTCCTGTTCCTGATCCTCCAGAAGAAGAATCAACAACTTGAAATTTAACTGGATCACCTGCCTTCAGGTTTAAGTAGGATTGAACGACCATAGTCTCGGTGCCTATGGTGACATCAGAGGGGCTGAAGGTTCCTGTAGTACCAGCAGGTTTGTAGTACAAGGCTCCAGACGTACCTGATAAAACAGTAACAGCCATTGGATTGGGTTAGTCTAAGTATGCGTCAAATGTAGCTGAGAATTGCGTCTGGAAGAACGCTTCTTGCTCTGCTGGTTGTATTGTAGCTAATCCTGAACAAGGTTCAAAAATAAGACTACTAAACTTAGCTCTGTCAAACTTATCCTTAACTCTTTCTCCTATGGTGTAATTCGCTCCAGCTCCTACTCCAATAGGTGTGAAAATATCAATTGTTATAGTTCCTGTTTGTCTATTAAATGATTTACCCGTAGCAGGTGCTTCTAATGTTGCATAATTATTTGCACCAAAAAGAAGATAAACAGCAATCCAAGGTGTGTTGTTTGGTGGAGTGAATGGAGCGTTTTGATAACTAACAGGATAAGCAGGACTTAATGCCATCTCTGTTGCAATGCGGCCTTCTATCGCTGCTCTAACATCGTTAAAAGTGCTGCTCATTTAATCCTCCCACCTGAAAGATTGAACTTGATCTTTAACCTGCTTTTCTACACTATGAAACCAACCTTTTTGCACTTGATTATCTCTACTCCTAAAAGTTTCCCCCCATGACTCTGGGAGATTAGTCCCTAAAACATTTGGTTCTGCATAAGGTAAATTATTAAATATTGAATACGTTGGCCCTATTTTTTCTCTTTGATAATTAGCCCTTCGAGGTCTTCCTGATCCTCCTCCAGACTTAGAAACTTGTGATAAAGGAATTGGTTTTGATTTATCATAACTTCCTTTGCTAATAATTTTTCCTGAATCTGTATTCTCTCCGATCTGCCAGTTATCTCGTAATTTTCCAGTATCACCGGGTGTTCCTTGCTTCAACAAACTCTCTGTCCATGGCACAAACCTCTTAACAATATCGTTTAAGACTTCTTCAGGAAGATCAACCATCTCCTGTAATGAAATTTTCTTTGTCATGCCCTTAATACCAAATCGTAGCTAATAGCAGTATTAGCTAATTCCGTGGTCTCGACCTGAATAATCTGATAAACGATAGAAGAGATAACAACACGATCAGAAGCCGTTGGAGTGTAATCCAAATCATCCGCCGCAATCGTTAACCTTTTATCGCTTGCCTTAATCAAACCTTTTACTTCTCTTGCAGCGACATTCCCAACAACACCTTTAACCGTTGTATCAGCAGTTGTTTCACCAACAGCTCCTGTGGTTGTGTTGTAAGCAGCAGCCGTTACTTTGCGGATAATAACGCTGCCACCTGTAGCCTTAAACGCTTTACTAACGCCTTTTCTTAAGCCCTTTGGTTTAACTGCCATTACAAGCGATAAGCAACAACTTGGCCGCTTGCCAATGTAATACTTGTAATTATCATTCCCTCGATTTCTGTTCCTGCGTTCATTGTGATTCCGTTAATTGTTGATGATCCATTCTCAGTAAGATCACTTGAAACAAAAGTACAAGAAGCATCTGCTAACGCATGAACTTTCCCAAAACGTCCTGTATGTGTGTTTTGATCTGTGATGATTGTTGCTGCTGGATAAATCATGGTTAGCTGCGTTTTACTGCAATGTTACTAGGTCCACTTATTCTAATGCCCCTGAAGTAGCGTTCAAACATAGGTGGAACAGCATTGAACCCTACAGCTCCGAATCTGTATGGAGTAATTGAAATATTTCCAACATTTAATGTGCTATAGGATTCTAAACCTGTTAGATCTAAAGCATCTTTATTGTTATTCAAATAAGCAGCCAATACCGCCTGTGCTTTCTTTACTTGATCTGGGATTTCTGTATCGGTGAAATAATCTTCAGTAATCGTAAGAGGAAAGCCCAAATTATAGTTGTTGATATAAGTATCAGGTTTTCTTACTCCAGTTCTAGGCCATTGCATTGCTTGAGTATCTGTAGCCCTAGCACCTAAAAATCTTTCACGGTCAATCCGTTGCGCTGCACTATAAAGAGCACGATTTCTGTAATCGTCACTTGTTGAGCCAGCTTCCCACGCAACGATATCATCCGTAGCAACTAAACCTTCAATCAGTTCATTTGCTTCTGTCAATGAAATGTAGCTATTTGCGTTCGCTGCTCCCGCCGTGTGATGAATTGTTATTGCCATCAGTAGTTACTTTTGGTTTGCGCTTGCGTTTTGGTTTGGGCTTCTCAATAACAGAAGTTGAGGCCGCTACTTCAGCAGCAGCCTCGCGTTCTCTTAGTCGCCTAAAAGCGAACAAGCCCATTAGCTTGCTGCACTCTTGATAACAGCATAATTAAGCACAATCGCTTGGCTTAATGAGCCACCAGACAAGTTGCCAACTGTGACCTTAAAAGATCCAGCCGCAACTGCTGAAACAACCAGCCAATACGCACCAGCAGTACCACCAGAACCATGATTAACGACAACAACGTCAGTTGCAGCCACTTTGTCATTGTTTACTTGGAAGGTAACTTCTGCTGCATCAGCTAATGCCGCAGCGTTCATTGTGACTTGACCGCCTTGCGTGTTAAGCGTTACAGCAGTCGCTTTGCTTGTGGCTTGTGTTACGGCCCCACCGGAAACGTAACCAATCGCCTTGCCTCCTACGGCTTCAAATACAGATGTCATTTGTTAATACCCCTTAATCGTAGTTAGAAACTACGGTTGCGCGAGCAATACCGAGGTTCTTGTTTTCATACACGGCTGACCAGTTTGCAACAGTACCTAACTGAGCAAC